CATTTATTGTTACTGAACAACTAACACCACAAAATCCTAGCGTAATTCTTAATTCTTTAGAAGAAGCAAAAGACTTTTTGATATATGAAGGTATGACTATAGAAGAAAATATATCAATACTAGATAATTTTAATGATCCTTACTGGGCAGCTAATAGAGAATCTTTAATTGAAACAATGACTAATATAGATTTTCAATGGGATCAGAATATGCAGACTTTAACGAGAACCCTTGTATTTTCTTCTGAAAGTGCCTATGTTAATCTTAGAAGAATCCTTAACAAGACAATGCCTGCTATGGAAAGAGATATATCGGTACTTAATACAGATGTTATTTAAGCTCCGGCTTCAAACATCTTCCACTTAATTATATTACCGATTGTCTGATGACGCCATTTAATATTATCTATAATTTCTACTAAGGTCTCTACAATGACCTTCCATTCGTCGATTCGTTCTTGTGATTTACGGATGTCAATATCGGCATCATAATAGTAATCCATTTCGCCTTTTAATACACGCAAACCATTGAACGGATCGAACTCCCAACCCCGGGATTCTATCTGTTCTTTTGTCATTTTCCCGTTATAATAAAGCCACTTGTCCTTTAACAGAACTTTTTGTTCTGCTTCGAATCGTTTCAATGCAAGTTTAGCTTGTGATAGCAAAGGTAAGTACTTTGCGTGCAACATAGGACTTTGGCGGGATGCTTCGTCCAACGATCCTACGATCTTAGAATCTTTTTCCCACATCTCAAGAATTTTTTCAAGGTAGTTCATACTATTCTCCAGTTAATTCAAAGCATTATATAATTTTTAAAGGGAAATGTAAATCAAGAAAACTCGAAAGAGTCGTATCTGAAAGTGATTGGGAAAGAAATAGACTCCACCGATGTAGTGGATGATGCGAACTCTATAGTACCTATATCGGTAGGAAAGGCGTTCTTATACTGGATTGTTCTAACCTTTATATTCGAACTGTTCAATATTATAACCGAGATATCATACATCGATGTATCTTCTAGACCAGCTCTAAGATGCTGAGGTTTTTGGTTCTCTTGAACCAATCCACTCATCCAATCATATATCTCATTATATACGTACATAGATTCATCCATGATTGCATTAATACTAAGTTCACCGAAGACCAGTTTATCCCCTGGTTGATAGGTGTCAGATCTTCTGAAAGCAGTCATAGCAGGTGATAGACTAACGGAAGGATGAGAAACCCCATTCGCAAAAAACTCTAAGTTACCAAATCTTTTTCTGTTGATGATAATCTTAAAGCCAGTAGGCTGAAGATAGTTTGGGTTTTGGAGAGTTGTAGTTGTAGTAGCCATGACTAATCCTCTGTTGGTTAACTGTATTTATATGAAAAAAGTTTGGAAAAAATCAACAAAGGGGGTTTACATTTGATTCGAAAGGCCTTATATCTACTATATCAACAGAAGGAACCACAAGATGATGCTCTTCAACGAACATAACGAAGCTACCAACTCCATCAAGCCCGTTATGATCCACAAGACGTTTAAAGGTTACACGGTCCTTACCCCCGAAGGTCGTCTTCTCGACAACTTCACCTCCGCTGGTCCTTTCGTGGATTTCGAATCGGCTAAGCGTAACGCAGAAATGAATGTTGGTATGGCAATGAACTGGAGCGACTTCTAATGACCGCAGCAATCATCCCCGTTGTCTTTTTGGTAGTAATCGTGTTTGGTGGAGCTATAATCGAAACCTTCTTTGAGGAAACAAACTAATGGTCAATGTCTATCCAATCACTGGCAAAGTATGGTATCGCGAAAGTACAGATGAATGGGTGCTAGAGCTTGAAGGTTCTATCAACGATACCCACTTTATTAGTCGACACACTGAACCAGGTAACACTGCTCCAGAAGATGTTGCAGGACTACCTTCGCTGTATAAAGAGGAAAAGAACTAATGATTGAGTACAACCTTATTCTGAACCAGATCTACAAGTTCATCGGTTTCATCGTGTTTATGATTGCAGTCACTGAGCCTGAAACCATCGGTCAATGGAAAGCTCAGATGGATATCGGTTACGATTCTATTTGGGCAGAATACGTATTTGACTGTGACTGTACAGAAGCTTTAGAATAAAAAAAGGGCAGCCGAAGCTGCCCAGTTGGAGTTGGGAGAGGTTTAAACCTCTCCCTTTTTTTATGCAAATTAGCCGAGGATATTGTCCACGCGGAAGATGCGGTAGTACTGGTTGGTTTTTGCGGTTGCAAGACCATCAGCAGGAGCTGAGCCAACGAATGGGTTTGAAGCCATACCATAGCGGGTCTTGAAGCCGATTTTAGGCTGGAATGATTCTTCCGCAACAGCACGTACCATGGTTAGTGGAACGTATGGGCAGTAGAACACGCCTGCGTCGTATGGGTTTGTACCCTTGTAGCCAACGTTGATATAATCACCGGTTGCATATGGGTCGATGTAGATACGCATACGGCCGTTGAGAACACCAGCGAAGGTATTGCCGGTATCGTCTACGTTCAGAGCAGTTGACATAGCTGGAGCGTAGTCAAGCATACCTGAAGCTGCAAGAGCTGAAGCAACGTCTGAAGAAACGATTGCGAAGTTACCCTTGCCACGACGTGTTTCTTTAGCGATAGTATTCGCTTCACGCTCGAGTTGGAGGATAAGTCCCTTGATCTTTTCTACTGACCAACGGCCATCAGCATCGGTTGAAAGGTTGAAGATACCACGGATAGCAACGTTTGAAGTAAGCGCACCGGTCTTAGCTTGGCTGTTGATGGTACGGATAACTTCACGGTTGATTTCTGCAAGAATCTCGGTTGACAGAATGTTTGCAAGCTCTGTCTCTGCGTCAAGACCGTGGATAGCCTTAAGGTCCTGTGCAAGTTCTAGAGTGTATTCTGCTTTCAGAGCGCGTGACTTTGCAGTAACGGTTGCTTTTTCAATGGTGAATCCCATTTCAGCGAAACCTTCGCCAACGCCATCACCAAGAGCTTCTGCTTCTGAGGTTGAGTAGTTGTCGCCAAGGTAAGGACCGGTACGTGAGTCGTCGATGCTGCTGTCGGTAGTACGAAGACCGGTTGAAGAGTCGTCGCTTAGACCAACAAGGCCTGAAGAGCCTGAAGAGCCGTTACCGGTGGTTGAAGAGTCGCCTGAGAAACCAACAGCTGCTTCGTTGAAGAGAGCTTCGTCGCCGGATACTACGCCAGCTTTGGTTTTTCTGTAGCGTGACTTCATCGCGAAGATAAGGCCGGTAGGACCGGTCATTGGCTGAACACCAGCAACGTCATAAGCCATCATGTTAGGCATTGCACGACGTACGAGTGAGATAAGAACTGGGTTCCAGTTAGCAGCAACCGAAGTGTTGTTTACTGGTGCAGCTTCGTTCAGGTAGTTCTGCTGAGAAGCTTGCTGAGCAAATTCTCTCTCCTGGTTTTCAAGCATAACAGCAGTAACTGCACGACGGTGTGCGTCCTTAATGCTGTGTCCTTCGTTGAGCACTGGTGCCCATTTTTCTGTTAAACGATCATAAGATTCCATCTTCTGATTCTCCTAAATTACTTATTGGTTTTTCTAAGGGCGTTAATGTAGGCAGCCATGTTACCTGATAGCTGAACTTCTTCAGACTCGGTTTCATCAACTGATTCTACAAGTGATGGTGAAGTTTTAGTAGCTTTTTTGAAGTAAGCTTCTTTAATAGTCTTAACTTTGTCAGCGAATACTTCTTCGCTTTCAAAATCAAGATCTTCAGATAGCTTAACAAGCTTTTCAACTTCGGTTTCTGCAAGACCACGAGCTGCTTCACGGATAACTTCGTAACGCTTATAACCTTCTAGCTCTTCTTTCATTGCGATCATTGCTTCGGTCTGTTCGTTCAGAGAAGCTTCAAGAGCTTCGTTCTGTTCTGCCAGATCATCAACTAGGTCAACTTTGGAATCTGGAACAGCGATATATGACTCTACGAATAGGGCCTGTAGCTTGTCCATGAACTCTTCTGCGATTTCAGAACGGAGACCGTTATGAATTGCAACTTCGTTCTCTTTCATCCAATTTTCAACTACGTAGTTCAGGTATCCATCAACCTTCTCAACCATATCGGCTTTGAATGAATCGACTTCTTCCTGAAGTGAGACTTCGTAATTTTCTTCGAGACGTGCAATTTCTTCGCTTAGCTTTGATTTAATCGCAGCTTCGAAAATGATTGCGGCTTTACCCTTGAATCCTTCGGATAGGGTAGCTTCTTCAGAGATTAGAGCTTCTAAATCATCTGAGAAGTCATAGTCTTCTGATTGCTTCTCTGGATCGCCAGTAACTCTTTTACCCATTGGGTCGGAATTACTTTTGTCACCCTTGCGCTTAGTTGCTGTTTTACCAGCAGCAGCTGCGCTTTTTACGGAAGCAATAGACTGTTCTTCGGCATTGTTAGGATCGTGAGCTTCAACAACATTCTCGTCATCATCGAGCTCAGCATCCTGTCTTTTAAATTGATCAGTCATGTGACTCTCCTATTTGTTTTTCAGTAACGAGAGGAAATTCTTGAACTCGCGTGTTTGTGCCTCATAAAGGTCCACTCTCGGAGTTTTTCTAATTTCAGTCTCAATTCTTTCAATTTCTCGAGCTTCGATAATACCATTATTCCATACCCATTCTACACCTTCCATAATTCCATTAACGAAAGCTTGAGGTGCGGATGGATCTTGGACGATGTCGACGGTATTCAACATGAAATCGTCTTTGACATACATAACGCCATTTCTCTGTTCGAGACTTCCCATACCACGAGTTGAAACACCCAGTTGAACACCACCCTCTAGTAAACCTTGAACTATTTTACCCATTGGAGTATTCAGTATGCGTGCTTTACCCATCACATTATTACCTTCCATACGAAGATCGGTAATGAGATGGGATACCTTATCAAGATTCACAGTTGGACCATCTGGATGGTTTAATTCCCCAACTGCTCTTCCAGTTTTAACTTGAGAATCGACGTATTTGTTTACCGCATTTTCCATTACGTTTTTTGGGTAGATACGTCCATTTCTATTCTTACCTTCGGCCTGAGCAAAGATACCTTCGATAACGAAGTTCTTATCTCCGTTCTCTTTCTTTTCAACGATGCACTGAACATCATTCTCGGTATATTCTGTGATCAGCTTCATTATTTGCCTCCGGCCATCTTTATAAACTGAGTTGCGGCTTTCTTAGCATCTTCAGGAGAATTATAAGAATCTAATTTCTCCGAATCGATATAAGCCACATACTTATTCTTATCTTTATGAATCATGACATTATGCTTATCTATTTTACCATCAAAGACATGCTGACCCGCAGGCATGT